CGTGCATATTCGGACATGACTTTCATGGCGATAGGACCATGCACACAAACAATGGGGGACACCCGTTGTGGATTTCTCGAGAATTATCCGACTTGTGGCAAAATGGCTTCTGCACAATTGGAAGCCTATCCTTCGACTCAGCGGCATACGTAGCAGGTTACTGCGTAAAGAAAACGACGGGTCAACGGCAAGACGCATCGCTAGAGCGGGTGAACTTCGCGACCGGCGAAGTGACCGTCGTAAAAGCGGAATACGCGACGATGAGCAGGAATAAAGGGTTAGGCTACTCGTGGTATCAAAAATTCAAGACGGACGTATATCCAGGGGATTATGTCGTCGTAAAAGGTCAAAAATTCAGACCACCAGCGTACTACGATACGCTACTAGAAAAGGAGGAACCCCAGCAATGGGCGAAGATCCAAGCAAGAAGGCAAGCCTTCGTAGCAACAAATCCGGACTATCAGAGTCCGCAAAGGCTAAAAGCAAAAGAGGAGGTATTAGCAGCAAAACTGGACCAACAGAGCAAATCACTCTAAGAGAAAAATTCGAAAAGGAGTACAATAAAAGAGAAACGAAACTACATAGGTAACAGAGTAAATACCAAAGCAAACAAACTAACAAAGGAAAAAACTCAATGGAAAAACTATTGCTCTTCTGCGTGTACGACTCAAAAGTGGAAGGGTACCTACCACCATTCACCGCGATGAATAGAGCGGTAGCAACAAGGATCTTTGAAACAGCCGTAATGACAGAGGGTCACGACTTCAATCAACACGCGGACGACTATTCACTATTCGAGATCGGCCACTACGAGCCCGGGACGGGCGAGTTAGTGTCAATACAGCCGAAATCGGTCGTCGCGGCACACCATGTAATCAACAAATACAAGAACCGGCAGGAGGACCACGAAAGTGGCATATAGCACGCGAGGGAAACACCGAGCGGCAAGAGGTCCCAACGTGGACCGGCAAATGCGATTCGCCACGATCCCGAAGGTTACGACCCCGAGGTCGGTCTTCGATAGGTCGTGTGGAATCAAAACCACTTTCGACGCCGGAGAACTCATCCCGATATTCATGGATGAGGCGTTACCGGGCGATACAATGTCGATGGAAATGTCACTGTTCGCCCGGATGGCTACTCCACTACACCCAATCATCGACAACATGCACCTGGACGTATTCTTCTTTGCCGTCCCAATTAGAATCATCTGGGACAACTTTGTCCGGATGATGGGCGAGCAAAAGAGTCCAGCAGACTCAACGGACTTTACAGTCCCTATCACAACATCAACGGGTGGTTACAGTGCGGGGGACCTCGGAGATTACTTCGGCTTCCCGACGCAAGAAACCAATATAGAACATTCGGCACTATGGGGCCGAGCGTATGGGCTCATCTGGGATGAATGGTTCCGTGATGAAAACCTACAGGACGCGTTCGAAGGCCCGACAGATGACGGGCCGGACGGGGACAATACGTTCGTCGTGGTTCACAGAGGTAAGAGACACGACTACTTTACGTCCTGTTTGCCATTCCCTCAGAAGGGGGACCCGGTCGCATTGCCGATTGGGGATTCAGCACCGGTGGTTGGCACAGGCGTAAACATGACGATGCGGAAAATCGGGGGCACAATAGTAGCGAGCCTGGAAGGCGGGATAGCGGGACTCCGCTTGGACCCCCCGGTGGAAACCGGGTTCACCGATCTAGAGTGGCAAGCAACAGGTCTGGAAGCAGACCTATCATCAGCAACAGCATCGACAATCAATCAAATCAGAGAAGCGTTCCAAATCCAGAGACTCTTCGAGAAGGATGCCAGAGGGGGAACGCGTTACACAGAAACAATCAGGTCGCATTTCGGCGTAACTTCGCCGGATGCACGCTTGCAGCGACCTGAATATCTAGGCGGGGGCACGGCAAAAATCGTTGTAAACGTGGTCCCGCAAACATCAGTTACGGAAGCGGCAGGAGCGCACGGAGACACGGGCGCGTACGTCACAGCAGCAAACACCCTGAGAGGGTGGACAAAGAGCTTCACGGAACACTGTATTATCCTAGGTCTGGTTAGCGTACGCGCAGACCTTAACTATCAACAGGGCCTCGAACGGCAATTCAGTCGAAAGACGCGGTTCGACTTCTACTGGCCCTCCTTCGCCCATCTGGGCGAGCAAGCCGTCCTAAACAAGGAAATCTTCATGGACGGCACGGCGGCCGATGACCTGGTCTTCGGCTACCAAGAGCGATACGCAGAATATAGGTACAAGCCAAGCAAGATCACTGGCCGAATGCGAAGCAACGTAGGCGGTGCTGGATCCTTAGACACATGGCATTTGGCACAGGACTTCGCATCCCTGCCGCTCTTGAATGATGACTTCATGCAAGAAAATCCGCCGATTGACCGCGTTATCGCGGTCACCTCAGAGCCGCACTTCCTATTCGACGGCTTCTTTCAGTACAAATGCGTTCGCGCAATTCCCACGTACGGAGTTCCCGGACTGGTGGATCACTTCTAAATGTCTTTCGGACTCGACAGTATAGTAGGCGGAGCCTTCGCAATATCAGCGGCGAAGGAACAGCAAGACTTCATAAAGAAAATGCGGGCAACCGCATATCAAACAACAATGGAGGACATGAGGAAAGCGGGTTTAAATCCGATCCTCGCATACAGGCAAGGTCCGACAACATCGGGTCAAGCTCAGCAGGCGATGACCCCAAAGATGGGGTCCCTATTTGGGGATGTATCTCAACTAACACAAGCGGCCTCGGCGAAGGAGCTGAGACGGGGGCAGCAAAAAACAGAAACAGCGCGGCAGCTAATGCTGTCCGCGCAAGCCGCACAAGGATTCTCAGCGGCTAACCTGAACGATCGCACTGCAGAAATGCTGATGATGCGGATGCCAGCAGCAGAGACAAGTCGACTATTCGACGAAACAGACACAGGTAAGGCTGCGATACGTATTCGCAGAGCACTTCTGGGGGGTGCGTCAGCAACCAATGCGGCAGCACGAGCAATAGGGAGGTAATAAATGAGAGCGAGGTATTCGCGCGAAAGAACTACGACGAACGTCGGAACACAGAGCAGAACTAAGCAGTCCTTCAGGGATGCATGCGATATAAATGTCATGGTGAAGAGGCACCGGGCAACGGGCCTCTGGGAAAACCTGGCAAAACGAGAACCCCATTACGGGGACTTCTCAAAAGCAACCGACCTTAAAACAGCCATGGACCAGGTCCTGGCGGCACAGGAAGACTTCGACGGACTCCCGGCAGAGGTCCGCGAGCTGTGCAAAAACGATCCAGAAATACTACTGAGAGCTCTGGCTAGCCCAGAAGAAACCGCGGCGTTGTACGACGCGGGTCTGCCTATGGCAGAAAACTACGTCCGTTGGGAAGAAGGCGCGGGCGCCGAAACGGACGAGACGCCGGTCGAAGAGACAGAGGCGGAAAAGAGCCAATCCCCCCCTGATATACAAGGGGGGGAATAACCCCACTTATACAGCTACTTGATGTAATAAGTGGGACTGACACCAAAGGAGGTCAGTACCAAAATGGCGTATGCAAGAAGGCGGAAAATGCGACGAGGCAAGAGCCGGAGGAACTTCCGGCGCGGGGCTAAGACCCATCGTAAAAACACCACTCAGAGGCCCATGCGTGGCGGCTGGAGGCTCTAAGTTCATGGCCTGCACCAGGCCGCTACACGGGTTCGCGGCTCCCGGGGGAAAGGTCTCTTTCAAAGATGAGACAAACTCCCGGGGGCACCGCGTCCCGTCAATCATCGTTAAATGCGGGCAGTGTTTAGGCTGCCGCATGGAAAGAAAACGAGGCTGGGCTATAAGGGCCGTTCACGAGGCCCAAATGCACGAGGAGAACAGTTTCCTTACTCTGACATACGACAATGAGCACCTACCTAAGGACGGGTCAGTGGTTGTCAAGCACTGGCAGGACTTCGCGAAGCGGGTGCGCAAAAATAAAGGGCCGTTTAGATTCTTCCACTGCGGAGAGTATGGCGAGGAGAATCAGCGGCCTCACTACCACGCGTGCATATTCGGACATGACTTTCATGGCGATAGGACCATGCACACAAACAATGGGGGACACCCGTTGTGGATTTCTCGAGAATTATCCGACTTGTGGCAAAATGGCTTCTGCACAATTGGAAGCCTATCCTTCGACTCAGCGG